GGAAAGTTCTTTACTGCCAGTGAGGAAATGAAATCTATCCTCGACCAGATAAGCGATATCGAGGACGGTTTTCCTTTTGAGACTACCATCGTCAGTGAAGTGTTTGATGCAGGCAAGGTGAAATATCGTTTTTCGTAACACAAAAGATAACGTGCGCGTATATATATTAAGGTGTATCTTTGCGGCATGGAAAAGATATATGGTGCAACAGGACGTAACGACGGCATACAGCAGGTAGGCCGCAGACGTTGGGAGATATTCTATGGCTACGGCGAGGACGCAGGCACAGGATATAACTTCCGCTTGACCTTGGAGTATAAGCCAAGCGTACAGGAGATAAGGCAGATTATCATTGACCAAATCAATGCCAACACCGATGCCAGGATACTTGACGGCTTCGTGTGGCAGGGTGTAAAGGTTTGGCTGAGCCAAGAGAACCAAACGAATTTCAAGGCAGCATACGACCTCAACGTGCAGAACGGTGGCAAGATGCTTCCGATGAAGTTCAAGTTAGGCGAGGACGCTGACGGCGTGCCAGTGTACCATACCTTTGAGGATATGACCGAGTTCACCGACTTCTACGTATCAGCGGTGGCACATATCAACAAGTGCCTCACTGACGGATGGGAGGAAAAGGACGCGCTGGATATGACCCCTTACGAGTAGTTACTCATGATTTGATATATACAATAGGTTTTGTGAGAGAGCCGCAGGTGTGATGAGCCTACGGCTCTTTTTTCGTGCAACTCAAAAGATAACGGATGAAGCCCGGTCAAGAAGGGTAAATTTGCACGAAAAAAAGATGAAACAATGAACTGGAAAGTAATCTTTGGTGTCATTGGTGGAGGCTTCGGCTGGCTTGTCGGAGAGTTTCACCCTACGTTCCCACTTATCATCGTGGCGATTATCTTCATCGTGTATGACGCATGGACGGCATACCAATTAGACAAGCGTGTTAAACGCATGTACCCGGACAAGACGCAGCGTAAAGATGCGAAGTTCACCAGTTTTGCTTTTGGCAAGGTGATACGTTCCACCATTCCCAAACGGTTGTGGCTGATAGTGCTTGCATACTTGGTGGAGCACTGGGTGTTTGTCCACGTGTCGATACCTTTGTCATACATCGTTACAGGTGTGATATGCTTTGAACAGGCATGGAGCATCTTTGAGAACGAGAGCAGTTGTCGCAGTGAAGCAGACAGCCGTTTTTGGAAGTTGCTGCAAAAGATAATGGTTGACAAGACATCGCGGCACTTTGACGTGAACCTTGAAGGACTTGGTGGGGAAACCACCAAGAACGAAAGCGAGGAGAAAGGAGGCGAAGCATGATTGTTTTGATTGACAATGGTCATGGTGTGAACACTCTGGGGAAGTGCAGCCCCGACGGACGCTTGAAGGAGTGGAAGTATTGCCGCGAGATTGCCGCAGAGGTGCGCAAGGCACTTCTTGCCAAGGGCTATCAAGCGCAGTGTATCGTTGAAGAGGATGAGGACATATCGTTGGCGACTCGATGCCGAAGGGTGAATGCCGTCTGCAAGGCTTTCGGGAGCAAGAGTGTGTTGTTGGTGAGCATCCACAACAATGCCGCTGGAAATGGTGGCTGGAAGAGTGCCACAGGCTGGAGCGGATGGGTCTATACCAAAGGCAGCGAGCGCAGCAGGTTGTTGGCTCAACATCTGTACAAAGCTGCGGCCAAGAGAGGTTTGAAGGGAAACCGTGCTGTTCCTGCATGCCAGTATTGGGAGGCCAACTTCTACATACTGAAGCATACGAACTGTGCCGCCGTTCTGACAGAGAATCTTTTCCAAGACAATAAGGAAGAGGTGGACTTCCTGTTGAGCGAGGAAGGCAGGAAGAGCATTGTGGATTTGCATGTGGAGGGAATTATTAACTATATCAAGAGTGTATCATGAAAAAAGAGATTATCGTAACATTATTTGCCGTTGTTGCAAGTCTGATGTGTCTTATCGCCTACATGGGCTATCGCTGTGGCGTGGCATCTGTAAGGCAATATCATATCGTATCAGACACCACCACTTTTGTAGATACCATTACGTACTACAAACCTGTGCCAAAGGACAGTGCGGTGGTTAGATATGTGACACGGTACCTTCCAGTGGCCAAACAAAAGGACACACTTTTGGCTGGAAATTATGCGCAAAAAGATGGGGAAATTATACCACCGCAGGGGTTGTCAGATGAAAGCGACAGCATGGCGGTGGAAATCCCCATCACGCAGAAAGTATATAAAGGTGAGGAATATAGGGCATACGTGAGTGGTTACGAACCTCATCTTGACAGCATATTTGTTTTTCCAAAAACCACCATGATACGCGAAAGGGCATATAAGCCCCCTAATAAATGGCACCTCGGTATCACAGGCGGTTACGGTTATGGTTTCAAGAGCCAACAGATGGAGCCATACATCGGCATCGGTATTACATACTCAATAATAAGTTTCTAATATGGACATCACACTATCAATAAAACAGTCGGACGTGTTTAATGAAGTGGCACAGACCACTGGTTACACTGGCGCAAAGATGGACGGCGACACAAATGCCTATAAGCGCATCAGCATAGTGGACGAAGACAGAAACGAACTGAAACGCTTTTGGGATGAGAGCCGTGCGGAGGTGGCACAGACATTTATCCGTATGCTCACCTCGGAGGGCATGGGCGAAGACGAGGACACCTACAACCTTGTTTTGAACGTGTCCGTTTCGTTCGACACTGCTTTGCTGCCAAGTATGCAGCTTGGTTTGTTCTCCTACTTTGTGCAGAACATCGCAGGGAAATGGTACGTGTTCACCAACAAGAAAGAGGCTGGTGACTTTGCCGACCGTGGCAGTGCCATACTGGAAGAGGTGAAAGAAAAGGCATTCTTCAAGAAGAAGCCTGTGCGTCCGACATACGACTGATAAGAAAGTAAAACCCTATAAAAATTCATTATCATGGCAGAGAACAAGAAAAACCTCGCTGTCACCATTCAGACCAAGGAACTGAAGTTCGCAATTATGAACAAGACGCACGTGACAGCACGCAGTCTGCAAGCAGCTGGCAAGCTCAACTATGAGGCAGCCGCGCACATGCAGGCCAGCGAAGACTTGGAGAACTCGTATGAACTCATCCGCGCCATCTGCAATGCTATTGCCGAGACGAAGGTGGAGTTAGGCGAGTATCTGAACGAGACGGTTAACGCCACGAACAACCTCATTGACAGCAATGTGGAAAATGGTAACGCCGTTACTCTCAACTTCCTGTTACCAAGCAACTACAACAGTGCAGCCGCTGACGCGCTCGGTGGTGGCATCCATGAGTTTATTGTTGGTCGCAGCATCTACGAATGGTATCGTCAGACCTGCCCGGAGATTGCCGAGGCTTGCAAGGCTGATGCCGAAGCGGCACTTGACAGAGCGAAGAAAGCCCTCTACAAGCGCAGCCGCCCCGAACGTCCAACGTACACCCCTTAACATGTAGTGCATTATGTCAGACATCTGTTTTTGTGGCCATGCCGACAACACCGACAGCGAGAACAAACGCACGGTGCGCTTGAAGTTCCTGCGCTCGCAGTTGCTCTACGACATCAAGAACTATGCCTATGTTGAGGCTGACGTGATGGGTGAAGAGAAACAGCACGCCCAACATGTGCTTGCCGAGATAGGCGAGGAGGGAAATGTCGATAGGGTGAGCCGCATCTTGGCGGTGGTGCATGCTGCCGTGATAGAGTTGCTTTACCCTTGGACGAAGCAAGAAACCATTGAGGAGGAGATAGACAACTGTCTGTGTGCTCCCGATGAGTATGTGGTGGAGTTGCATGTGCCGGACAGCGTGTCTCGTACTACGATGCACCTGTTATCACGTCTGATACACGAATACATGGTGTACCGTGTGCTTGCCGACTGGCTGAGCATCACCAATCCCGATGCCGCAGTGAACTGGGCGGCAAAAGCCGAGGCGACAGAAGGAGAGATTACGAAGGCCAAGACAACCCACAAGGGAGTGTTTACGCGCAAGACGCATCCGTGGTAAGGGAGTTGCTAAGAATCGTACTTAACTATTGAAACGCACCTATCTTCACAGACGGGTGCGTTTCTTAAACAATGAAAATACTAACCTAAAACTATGATAACACTATTTACCGTAATTGATTGGTGTGTCGAGGCTCAAAATTGATTGACACACCAAAGATGGACTTTCCATCGGTGAGGTTTGCCAGCCCTGCGATGCGGAAATACTTGTATGGTGTTCCTCTGAATCCGCGCAGGTAGTGGTCTTTGCTTGACCAAATGAGCTGCCACGTATAGAGGTCTCGCGAACCGTACAGAACAGTCCCCACGTCGCCACGCTGGAAGTGTCCGCGCTGAATGAGTGCGGAGATAGTCTTGTGTATGTTTGCCGCCTCCAGTTTGAGTGGTCGGGTGATATACAATCCCTTGCACAGCGTTTCGTCGGTATCGCTGAATGACACCAGTTTATTGTCGTGTGTCATGGCGAGTGCATCCGGGTATGAGTTGATGCACGAAAGGATGTTGGAGAATGTCATGCCCCATTGCTGAGATTTGAGGGAATAGACGTAGGCGTAAGTGTATTTCTGTTTTGTTACGCCGTTGATTTCCTCCATTGTCGGGTTGAACACGATGATGCGCTGATGCACGTAGTCGTAAATCATCTGACACCCTGCAAGGAATCCGATGAACGGCTGCATAGGCAGACAAGCATCTGCAGCATGTCCGAGTTTTGTATGCAGTTGGTCGATGCCTGGCAGGTCGAGTACGTTGAACGGCTGTTCCGTAAAGATGTTGTCGGTGATGCACTGTGCCTTTGAGCCGCTGAGTAGCATGATGCCTCTGTCTGTGGCAAAGAGTACGGAACTGTCCAACTGCGTGATGCTCTTGGGATTGATGCACACGTCGCGTGTGACTGGCGGCGGCATTTCGGCGAAAGTACCATCTTTGGCAATTTCAAGTGCCCACACTCCTTCGTCGGTGAACACGTAGAGTGGGAATTGTCCGTACTGGCCTTGCGACATGGCCTTGACTGCTGCACATATTGCTCGTATTTCTCCCGTTCCTACTGTTTTGGTACCGCGTGAAGGAAAGTGGAAGGGGTTGTTGACCTCTGATGCGTAGATTTTGTTTGGGATGGGAATGGTGTTGTTTGTGGTCAATGTCGGATTTGATGAAACAGTGTTGGGTGCTTGCCATCCATTGAAGTAGAATGCTCCATTTAGCATGCTATGCTGCTGCAATGGCAGTTCAAATGTCCTGTAGAATCCTGTAATGAACGAACCACTGACATAGATGTACGCCTTCTTTGCGTTCGGGTTGGGGTAGTAGAAGAACATAACATCAGGCACCAAGTCCATTGCTGGCGTGTCCCCTTTGGCACGCCACCATAGGCCGATGCGTTCCTCTTCGCATTTGACCACGAATGACTTCCCTTCCTCTTCGATGAGGACATAGATTTCGGAATACCATGTACCTCTGTCGCTGGAGTCTGTATCTTTCTGTCCACCGACAACGGCTTCACCTGTCGGAAGATAGTAGCTTGGTGTCAGAAGACGCTTGTATCCATTCTCGTATTGGAGTACGGCCTTTGAAGGGAATCCATTGAAGAGTTCTCTTGTCAAATTAGATATGTTGAGCCTTGAATTATATATGAAAGATTTTCTCGGAATGATTTTGTCATGTGTTCTGAAATCATCCGTCATCACCTCTCTTGTTTCAAGTGAGGTGAGATAGTCCTTGGCGATAGGTATGACTGTTCTCGCGTCTGTAGCGAGGTCACTAATGTTAATGCTTTTCAGCAAGTAGAAATTGCCATTATCACGAATGTTTTGATTGACTACATCTGTGTCGTATTGTGGCAGTGTTATCTTCCATCCGGGTACAAGATAGTTGTTGCTACTGTCTTTGTTCGGGAATGCTCTGATGTATGCTTCGCCAATGTGATGCCTTTGGTATATGAGTGGGAATGTTGCAGTAGGGAACTCCGTTGTGTTTTGATTGGTGAGTTTGCAACTACAGATGCTGTCTTCCAAACGGTTCCCATCCTTGTCGATAAAACATCTTTCAAACTTTTCCACTTTACCGCTCTGTTTGTACATTCTGATGGGCTTGGAAACGTAGATGTCCACAGACCTTATAATGTCAGACCATTCTGAAAGGTTTTGTTTGTCTATGACATTGTTCACAATGTAGTCCAGTTGGTGAAGTATTGCCACCAGTCTGTATTTAGCGTTATTGATTGTGCCGTTAGAGCCAGTGAATTGATGTACAGCCATCAATGGGACGGCATCGGTTGAGCACATCATTAGGACAGGTGCGGAGTGCATGGTCAGACTTTCGTCGTAGAGACGGTAGGCATACCGCACGAAGAATGGTTCGACGAATTTACCTTCAGCATACACGTCTTCTTCCAAAAATTTATTCACCTCACCAAGTATTTGATTGGTCGCTGTTTCATGTCCTCTGCTATCTATCCACAATGTATTAAGCGAATCGGCTGCATTTCCTGTGTAGTAAGGAACTCCAGCGTTAAGATTCCTTTCTTCTGAACGATATAGACTTCCTTGCAGTCCGAATGAAATGGGCAGCTCTGGGAAATGCGTGCCGAGGTATCTATATTTGACGGTTTCATTTTTCCAAAGGAAATAGTGCATGCCGTCTGAGGACAGGACGATGAGGGTGTTGCCAATGGCGTTTACCTCAATGATGTCATTGAACGCTCGAAGAAGGTTTCTGTTGTCTCCTGTGTCGATGAAATCAGCAGCCACGAGTGATGTGCCTTGACTTGGTTCGTCTATCCAGTAAAGCTTATAGACGTGTGGCGTTACGCTTTCGTCGTAGTGCTGGATGATGTAGTGTGTGAAGGTTGATGTCTTGTGTATGAATACAATCTTATAGCCGTCGGGCAATTCTGCTCTTTCCGATGGTTGAAAGACTGGTTTCAGTTGGTTGTCCTCGTTGATGAGGTTGAGGGAGGTGGTCAGTTGACCGTCGGCACATTCATAGTCCGACGGCTCTGTGGAGTAACCAGCGTATTGTATTTCTTTAATCATAACGGTATGGCTTGTTTGACGGCAAAGTTACAGATGTTTGCTGGTGGTGGCTCGTTAAGTTTAGAGTTACCTACAAAGTTCAAATGAATAGGCGAAGACCCAAGGGTTACGCTCCCATGTGCCCTTTCCGCAAATGTCGTCAATAAGCAATGCGAAACATTCAGGCGCAGGACTCATACGATGTCGAATCTTTCCGTCCCTAAAGTATTGAAAGGTGCGAACTCTGTCATTGGGGTTTCGGTCTATATATGGAAAATACTCTTGTATTCCTTCTCTCAAACAATCCTCTTCGCTGATGTCCTGCAAACGCTCAACCTTGATGTTCTTGATACGTATGCGATGAGGCATGAGGTCTGCACGGACGAACATCTTGTTATTCCATCCAGCAGAGTGTAGTATTTCTTGAAAGTCGCTCCTTTGTGGCGCAGGCCAGCGAAAATCACTATACCTTTGTGCTATGGCAATCTCTTCGCCTACCCTGTAAACACTTTTAGCAACTTTTTCCCATCCATCCAACAATATCAGATGTCCGTTTTCACTGCCAACGTGCTGCTCGTATTGCATCGGCTTATCGTAAGCCTCTCGCCTTGTCTGCGTCTTATGACCGTTCAGAACCTTCAATGTAAGGTCGTATCGGTCATTGAACATTATCTTTTTCATGAGTCTTGTGGTTTTTCTTTAGGTTCTATTGTATAGAATTGCCAAATTTCGGCTTCGGTGTATTCTGTGTAATAATTCCAGTTGAGGGAGTAAACACGGTAGAGGTTATTGCCTTTGCTGTTTTTTGCAATGGTGACGTTTGGACAATGCTTGTTTGCTTCACCGTATTTGTATAAGCCATTTGGCAATACTTCTTCGTATTTAGGGCAAACCACGTCGCCATCTTCGACTTTGTGGCTGGCGCATGACTTGCTTATGGTCTGTCCACCATTCATGTAGCAAAGCCCATCCTTATAGCATCTGCAAAGACGGCAATTTCCCTCGGGCTGATGCTTGGTCAGTTCCACACTTATGATTTCATCGTAGCGAGAGTAGGAGACATTGCCATAGAAACAAGGACGTATGTCACCGTCGTCCATGAGGGCATATCCTGTGAAAATCCCAGTAACGGTGTACTCGTTGCCAAGTTGGTACTTCCTCATGCTACGTTCTTTCTCGCTCATCCGTTTGCGAGATTTTTCAGTCACTCGGAGCCGAATAGTCATGCGCTGATAACATTTGGCATGTAATGGCTCATGCTCTTGTATATACTTGCGACGCAGCTTGTATTGTTGGCTGTATGCTGCATCTGCTTTCCTATCCAATGCGCGTATTTTCTTTTTCAGTTCTTGGTAAGTCATAGTGTCTTCAATTATTAAAAAAGTGAAAGTTGTTTGGGTTTTGGGTTGTGTAATGGTTGCCGTGCTACGGTAACATGCGAGGCAGAGGAAACCGTATGACGTGGTGATGGAGGTGGAACATCTTTGTTGAGCATCCGCAACTTCATGGCCACACCCTCGCGGAAGATGTCATAGAACTCTTCGAGTGCATCTATTTGGAGGCGGTTGTGCTTGTTGTCCCAATGTGCAGCCTTGAACTCCTTGTAATGTTGACGATGTGCGATTAGAGTTGCATTATCATCTTTGGGTGAATCAACAGGACGCTCAACAGGTGGTGAAGTTTGAGGTTTGGGAGCATCAATGACATTGCTGCATACAGAACGGCATGTGACAGGGACGGCATCAAGTGAATCATACACATGGCCGGGAGTGAACAGCGTGACCACTTTTGTGCCTTGGAGAAGTTGGTACATTCAAGTGAAGCCCACAGGACTACATGCGCATCGGGGTATGCAGCACGGCTCTCATGGACTTTACCAACAAGCGGTGTCAGTTCCAGAGTGCGGATGTCCTCTGTGAAGTGCAACGCATCGGGATGGTTGGCAGCATGTGAGGCAATGGCATTGGCATCGTGATTGACACACGCAATGACCTTGGCGCACTTGTGACCGTCCAATGTGGCGTACTCTACACCTGTTGAAGTGCCACCAGCACCACAAAACAGGTCTATATATAGGAGTTTAATGTTATCAGTCATGTTAGGTTACGTTTGTTATCTCCTGTGTATGTCTCCACTGATTGTATTTACACTTCCTCCGACATCGCCACAATCAACGTCGCCACTGGTCGTGCTAATGTTGTATGCTGACTGGCATTCCACGTCACCGCTGGTGGTAGAAAGGTTCTGCACATCGCCTACCACCTTTACATCGCCCGACAGGGTGTGAAGAGTCTGCACGTTGCCATGTATCTCCACGCTGATATTATCTTCTTCATACTTGCCGCCGAGCGTTTCCCAATCGACAGCTTTCCCATCGACGTACCACTGACCGTTCTTTTTCTCGATGCGGTCTCCTTTCAACGTGTATCTCTTGCCGTTGCGGTTGATGGTCACGCGAGCATTGTCTGTAAGCAGAAAATTTTCGTGGTCGCCGTAGGAATGGCTTATCTGAACCCTACTCTTGCAGAACTTGTTTGTTTGAGTGCCACAGACATTCTCCAGCACTTCACCTTTTTCCTTTTGTTCCTTGATATATTCATTCAAGGTTTTTCCATTGATAATGATACTCATGATTGTTGTGATTTGATGGTTTTGTTATTTGAAATCTTCCATAGTCTGATTCTGCACGATGCGCATCATCAGGCAGGTTAGGTCTGTTGTCAGTTCGACAAAACGCTGAACAACGAACAGAGCGTTTTCTTTTGATACGTTGGCTTCTGACAGTACGACGAACTTGCACATATCGTTCAGCACTTGTGGTATTTCCTCCTTGGGTATTCTTGCCTGTATCATTTCTTGCAGCATGTTCACAGAAAGACGTTTGGCAAGGTCAAAGTGACGAAACTTTAAGTCAGCACCTGTAAATTCCTGTTCTTCTTTCTTTGCCATAGTTAATCAAATAAAGATGTTTGTTGGGGTTGTTGCTGTTTCAGATAGTCGTCGCCACGCTTGATGTAGGCATCGACCTGTTTTTCAAGTTGGCGAGCCTTTGCCAAGGCATCGTGAGAACGTGTAGAGAAGTAATCCCTTTGCGCCTCACGCATAGCCTTGACAAGGTTAAAGAATTGCAGTCTGCCGTTATTCATGACCGTTGAAATTGATAGTACCTGCCTCTGACTTTCCATTTAAGCCCTCGTCAGTGCGAGGCTTAAACATAAAGTCAGCCCATTCCTCGGTGAATTGCCTACCTGCGTAGGCTGCGAGTTCACGAGTTCTGAAGGCAAGCCGCGAGCCGCTGCTGGCAAACGAGCTCGAAGCATCGTAACTCGCGCTGCAATACACGAAGCCGTAGAACGAGAACGTGTAGCTGCCGGAGCGAAGAACACAACGCCCTTTTTCCTCGTCGTCTAACTTGTCGTACTCCTCTTTGGTATAGAAGTAGAACCAAGGGAAGTACCTGTACTCATCTTCTGCGAACTTCGGTTCCCAGCCCTCATTGAGGGCAGCAACGATGATACGGAGTTTAAGGTAAGCAATGAGTTCGCCAGCATCAGTACGCAATTTGTCTCTGACTGCGATATACTCCTCAACAAGAGGGTTTCCTTGCCCAAGAGCCTCCATCGCATCGGCTAACGTCTTGATACGTTCGGTTACTGGACGGTTATCTACTTTCTGCTCGTCAACAAGAGTGAGGACACC